AGAATTTGTGTTGTTAGGGTCGCCTGTTCCCCAATCAAACGTGCCGCCGGGGACAATCTCTCCCGTCTGACCTGCATCATTGTTGACGACATCGATGTTGTATTTTGTGTTGTTTGTGATTTTTAAATCTACATTCCAGCTCATAGGGTGCTCCTAGTCTAACGAGTTAATAGTTGCCGTTGATGTTGTTTTTATGGGCTAGTGGGCCATTCAACGGTAAGTGGAAATCCATTTTTAACAGGGATGTCCCGCAGTGCTTGGCGATAGGTTGCCCATGCTGCTTTGTCTGCTGTACTGTCATTGATCTGAGTCCAGTCAGACGCATCTAATAAATTGTTTCGCAATGTTCTTATTTTGGCTTCTTCTGCTGGTATGTCTTTTGGTGGTTTGCTAAATGATCTGCCATCCCACAAGTCCCCGATTGCCCCACCGTTTTCCGCATCAATAAGATTAGGAAGAACGTCAAAAGAATCAACGACGATTGTATTGATTACAATACCATTTTCAATTTGATGCGCTCTCATTATGCCACCCCCCAAATAGTGCATTGTCCATTACCACCTGCACCAGAAGTTGTTCCAGTAGCGGTGCTACCTCCACCGCCACCCGGTTGCGTTCCAACCGTTCCACTTACTGCATTGCCACCAGCTCCACCAGAACCACCAAAGATAGATGTGCCAATGTTGCTGGGGCTTGCTTGTGTACCTCCTGGGCCGCCACCACCACCACCGTAAATTGAATGGCCGCCGCCGTTGTAATTGGTGCGCCCGGCCCCCCCACCAAAAAAACTTGAGCCAGACTTATCCACGGAGTACGTCGATCCACCGCCAAACCCAGGGTTGTCAACAAACGAGTTGCTGTTGTATGCGCCTGAAGTAATAGCAGGGCCGCCGCCTTGTCTCCATGTCAAATCTGCGCCGCCATTCACCCCGGCACTAAGTGCGCCGCCACCTGTACCTGCTGTTCCTTGATCGGTGGCCGAACCCCCACCACCGCCATAGGATGTTAGCAATGCCCCTATGGTGCTATTACCACCAACCGAGCCAGCACCGTCTGTCCCTCTTCCCGCGCCACCAGCGGCAATAGTTATGACCTGTGATGCCCCCATTTGCGTTGAGGTTAAAGAAAACGGAACACACGCTCCGCCCCCCGCACCGGGCATGTGACCCGCCCCTCTGGAGCCGCCGCCGCCAGCGCCCCACAGATAGCCACAAAAATAGCTATAACCGGGCGGGGTGACAAAAGAGCTTAATGTGGTCAGAACCGTCCTTAGAAACGGCGACAGAACAACAGAAGTAAATGCAGTTCCAGTACATTGCACCAGTCTACATTCCTGCGGGTACATGATGTAACTTGTCAGGCCGTCAATGGTTTCACTACCATTTGGATCAAGCGTTATGTCGCCTGTGCCAGTATTTTGAATGTAGCAAAACCAACCTGAACCAAGCGTTGCCGCCGCTGTAAATGTTTGCGAAAACGTGCCGCTAGTAATGTTAATTAGTGTGCTTGCATCTGCTGTACCAAGTATGGTGTTTGCTGTTCTTGCAGAACGCACAATGGTAGGGCTTGACGAAATCGTAGTCCAAGACGGCAATCCAGACCCAGCACTTGTCAACACTTGCCCGTTAGTGCCAGCCGCACCAGCCAAGGTCAATGCAGTTGTAATGTTTGGGCTAGTTAATACTGGCGCAGTCAGCGTCTTGTTCGTCAGCGTAGTCGTACCCGTCGCCGTTACGATGTTAGTCGGGGTGATTATTCCAGATAGGGTTGTCATGTTTTACTCCGGTTTATCAGGGTAAGTAATTGTCCACGGAAAGCCTACTTGATCTGGAACATCTCTCAGAGACTGACGATAAGTAGCCCACTGTGTTGGTACAGTGCTTCCAGTCTCGAATGCTTTAACGGCTACCCAGTCACACTCGGTAAGTAGAGCATCTCTGCTCGTCCTAACACTCTTAGCCTGTTCAGTATCTTTCATTGCTTTGTAGGCTGCTTCTTGTGCTGCGGCTGTGGTCTCGCCATCAGTAAACACTGGGCCTAGTATGTGCTTGGTGTACCACTTGCCATCAATCTGCTCAACACCAGAGGCTTGAGAGTATTGGTACACAGTACCGCCCGTTGCTTGTGGGCCTTCAAACACTGCGTCAGAATCAAACCTGTTGTATATGTCTGCGGTCATTGCGCTAATAGACTTTGCGTAAGTCGTTGCTACCCACTTGATCCATTCGTGCTCTAGCAGCACCTGACCTGTTGCTCTTATTCTGATTTGCATAATTGCCTCTACGCTATAGCCAAGAAGATGAAGGTTGCGGAACTTGTATTGATTGCCGCTAAGATTGCTGAGTCAACAGCAAAGCCTGTTGCTACTGTTGTAACAGAACCAAGCGTTGCCACTTCAGCCGCTGTCTCGTCCGTAAGCCAATAAGGGTCTGTCAATACAGTCATTCCACGGGCTGTGTCATAAACATACCAACTACCAGTTGCGTCTGTACGTTTAATAAGTACAAACCTTGCACCAGCCGTTAAGCCACAGTTAATGGTTTGTGTTGATCCATTGCCTGTGTATGAGCCTACTTTGCTTACTCCTGCACACGTTGCAAATAGATAGGCGATATAAGTTCTAGCACTTACATTTACAGCACCTGATGTTCCGACTGAAAAAACACTTGCTGTTGGCGCAGTGTCATTCCAAAAAGAAACATTTGCGCCAAATGCACTATTATCATTTAAACGAGCATATTGTGTTGCACCTGATGAGGCAACATAAACAGCCCAAAAAACAGCGTTACTTCTGCACTTTACAAGCATTAACTCAGGCACTACGCCAAGATTGTGTGTATACGTCTGTCCTGCCGTACCCGTCCCTGTATAACAAACAATATCCATAAAAGATGGCGCACGTTTAAACAAATAATTTACATATGTGTTTGCACTTGCATTTGTTATGGTTGACGTTGTACCAACTTTGACACCATCCATTACATCCCAAGGATTTGCTTGAAGTATGGTTACCCCTGCCGCTACTTCTGCTGGTGTATTAGAAGACCCGTCTGTCGTTGTAACATACCCTGTGCCTGTAAGCCTTGAAGAAAATAAAGATGCTACTGCCGCCCCACGATTCTTAACCAACACAGCATCATCAGTTTGACCACCTGTTACAGTAGCATTTGCACCTGTACCTGCTCTAGCAGATAAACCAAACACACTAGTACCCGTAGTAGGCACTTTCATCGGGCCACGGCGTATGGCTATGTAGATGTAGGTAACGCCATTGTTATTATTTTTTTCAATAAAACCTGTTGATGTTGGATTTGCCCAATCGTATGCAATTTCTACATCAGCTGCATTTGCATACAATGATCGGTCTGTTGTGACATTAAATCCCCGCATATTGTCAACAATGACCCAATCACCTGTATCAGATGATGGTTTCATTATCAAAAATTGTGGCTCATATCCCAATGTAATTGTTGCGCCAGCAGTTGTGCTTGTAAACGACCCGCACGAAACCACATTGTCTGTACCAGCAAGGCCAAAGCCTCCTGCGTCATGGGCGTAGATGTAGGCAACGTAAGTCCCGCCGGAGGCATTAACACTTGCGTCAGTGCCAAGGCTAAATACTGCGGATGTTGGAGTTGTAGAGTTCCACCTCGTTGCGCCTGTTGCTGCTGCGGCTGTAGTGTTTAAAACAAGGTACTGGGTATTGGCAAGACTGCTATGGTAAACAGCCCAAGCCGCTGTGGTGTCTGTGCGCTTGACAATAATACAGCCCGGAACTACGCCTAAAGAATGTGCAATAGTGCGGTTAGTAGCGTTTCCTGTCCAAGTTTGAATATCAAAGAACTTTGGTTGCTTGCGGAATGTCCATGAAACGATAGAAGCCGTATTTTCATTATTTGTAGTGTTGTTCCCAATAGAAAATCCAGTTGAATTAAACGCGGTAAGTATTGCAGCTAAAGTTTGTGTACCGACTGTTTGTTCAGATATCAAATATTTACCAGTGCCAGAAACAGTATTAGTAAGCGCATTTTCTGTGCCTGCTGTTCTATTTTTAAACCAAACCAACCCACCATAAGTAGACAGGTCAATACCATTGGTAATTGTCCGTGTTGCAGCATTACCCGTATAGAGATAAGTCGAGAATACTTCCTCGATGTAGTTAGGTATGCCACCACCTGCACCTTCGCCCATTAACAGTTGTTGGTTATTAGCCATTAGGTCACGTTCCCTGCAACGACACACGTTGTGCCTGATATAAACAATATCGTTGCGACTCCAGCAGCAGCAAGCGTCATCGTAGCCTTGTCAGTGAATGTACCTGCGATATAGGCTGTCGTGATGCTGCAAGTGATCGTTGATGTAGATGCTGTGTTGTTGAACAAGGTAATAGCGTTGCCCTCTGCAAAGGTCGCGTCTGGGATAACGATTGCACCGCTTGCG